AAAGCTATGGCAATGCTATACCTCTACAATCCTTTGTGAGTAAGGGTTAGACTAGAATTTTAAATCTGGTCTAATATAATCTAATTGAAAATCTCCAAAATTTGCAATTTGAAATGCTCTTAATGGTGGCACTACTTCCCATTTGGAAACTGCTGGGTGTGAGATGTTTAACATAATAGATAGATTTCTCCCACCATACTTTGCTACAATCTCGTTTTTTCGTTCTATTGCTAATTCATATTTATTCATAACTTAATTTTAATTAATTATTAACTAATGTCAATAACTGCTTGACAATTTATTTTAACCATGTCATAACTTAACTTTAACTTAATAGAAAGAGAAACCAATGAGCTTAATAGCAAAAGACAACGAACAAAGTAACTACCCACAAGTTCCGACAGGAGTACATAAAGCTAGATGTGTAAGAGTTATAGATTTAGGTACACAAAGACAAGATTATCAAGGAGATATATCTTGGAAGAAACAAGCATTGATTGTTTGGGAAATTCCTGGTCATACAAATGATAACAAAGATCCACTTACATTAGGTAAGTATTACAATCTATCGTTGCATGAAAAGTCTAATCTTGCAAAAGATTTAACATCATGGAGAGGTAAAGCATTTACAGAAACAGAAAAAAAAGGGTTTGACATTACTAAATTATTAACAGTACCTTGTATGCTTAATGTTGTAGAGGGTAACAATGGCAGACCGAAAGTATCTAATGTTATGAAGTTAGCTGATGGAGAAACTGTTGCCGATCAACATGAGGAAAGTGTTTCTTTTAGTATTGAGGAATACCACAAAGGCAAAATAGAAATATTTAACCAATTATCAGAGGGGATTAGAAATATCATACTAAAGTCAAAAGAATTAGAAGGTCTTGATAAAACAAATTCTACCGACTATGGTACAAGTGATATGAACCACGACACAGTACCATTTTAAGGAGGTATTATGGATATTTTATTTGGAATATTATTTTTATTAAACATTGCAAACCCAGAAAACATTGAGTTTATGGAAAAAACAATTGACAATAATAACAAGTATGAATGTAAATTTGTATATAAAGGATTATCTAAACCAATAGATAGACCTGCTATGACTTTGTATGGATATACTTTATTTAAACAAAAGTGTAATGATTAGTAAATCGTTTGTTCTTTTAATGTTAGTCTATACTCCCAATGTAGGATTTCAAGAAGTTTATATAGGCAAAATACCTAATTGCCTAGTAGCTTCTGATGTTATTGAAAAAAAAGTTAAGAGAGATAACATACATAATCAATCTGGATATATATGCATTACCCATAAAGCATGGGTTTCTCAGAATCGTTATTTAAAAAAACCTAATCCTAAACAAGAAAGATTAATAAAAGACATACAAGAAAAATTACCAGAAATAAAAGCAAAACCTTTAGAATTGAGAAAAAAAAATGAGATTAACTAATTATGCAAACCTTCCCAAAGTAATTGAACGAGCAGTAGCTAACGATCCTTATGACTCACAAGGTTCAGATATATCTGCTACTCGTTTAATTGCACCACCAAGAATTGTAGCTTTACAAAAAAAACACGCAGATGAAATAGAAGAAGATGTAGCTGATAGGATCTGGTCTTTGCTCGGTCAATCAGTTCATCACATTTTAGAACGATCTGTAAGAGAAGAAGATATATCAGAGCTGCGAGTATTTTATAAAGACAAACACATAACAAATGATTGGACTTTATCTGGTACATTTGATTATCTACAATCAGATGGATCGTTAATTGACTTTAAAGTTACTTCTGCATGGTCAGCTTTAGAAGCTACAACTAAAGGTAAACCAGAATGGGAACAACAACTTAATATTTTAGATTATTTATGTAGTAAGAACCAAGACAAACTTGGTAAGATTAAAGTAAAAAAATTATATATTATGGCAATTCTTAGAGATTGGTCTAAAAATAAAGCTCAAGAAGCTAATTCTGACTATCCAAAGAAACAAGTTGTCATCATACCCATTAAAAGGTGGAATAAGGACCAACAGGAACAATTTATAAAAGAACGCATAAAACTTCATCAAGAAGCTGAAATGGCTACTGTGCCTTCTCTATGCACCCCTTTAGAGAGGTGGAGTAGACCAGATCAGTTTGCAGTTATGAAAGATGGTAGAAAATCTGCATTACGACTTTTATCTACTATGAAAGAAGCTAAACAATATATTGTAGATAAAAATATGAAAGAAGGTAAAGGTTGCACAATCGTACATAGGGTTGGTCAAGATGTAAGATGTGATAACTATTGTAGTGTTAATAAGTTTTGTGATTATTATAATAAGGAATTAGCATTTTGAAATGTTGGCATTGCAATACAGAATTAATATGGGGTGGAGATCACGACATAGACCATGAAGATGAAGATTATTGTATGAGTACAAATTTATCATGTCCAGAATGTAATTCCTTTGTTATGGTTTATTTGCCAAAGGATAAAAATATTGAAAACTAGAGATCCATTAGTACAAAAATTATTAAATCGTATGGCAGAACGATCTGAAGAAGGTCTTGCAAAATATAAACATAGTATGGAAAATGCAAAAAAACCTTTACAAGAATGGATTGTAGATGCTCAAGAAGAAGCATGGGATTTTATTGTTTACTTAGAGAAGATAAGAAATCTAATAAAATAATGCCTAGATCTAATAAACTTAAAGTTCCAACTGTTACCTACAATCTTATTATGCCTGTTACTATGAAAGATAATCTTAATAAAAAAGCTCATGTGCAAAGTAAACAATTAGGAATACAAGTGTCTGTTGCCGATTTAATAAGAGAACAATTAAAAGATTATACTTGATATTTGTTTAAATATTTATAAAATTGTACTTATGTGGACTAACATTAAAAACAAAGCAGCAAAATTTATTAAAAGTTTTTCAGTCATTAGTATGTATGATTGGACAGTTTTAGTTTTGCTTATTATTATTTTATTAAACACATTATAATATGGCTAAAAATTTATCAAAGATGCAATCTGATTTTATACATCATTTTAGTCAGACAGGCAATGCAACTCAATCAGCAATTAAAGCAGGGTATAAAAAAACCAATGCTGACATCATGGGTTATCAGTTAAAAGAACGATATAAAAAAGAAATACAAGAAGAAGTAAATAAACAATTATCTAGTTCTGTGCCTATGGCATTAAACAGAATTGTATCATTAATCAATACAGCTAAACAAGAATCTATCCAACTACAAGCTAGTAAAGATTTATTAGATAGGGCAGGGTATCAAGCTGTAAACTTACATCAAGACCTTACAAATGAAAAAAGCGACCAGGATCTAAACCAAGAACTAAAAAACATTCTTGATAATATAGGAGTGAAACCAAACTAACATGATAGCTGAATCGGTTATAGGTGTAGCAGGTAAAATCTTAGACAAATTTGTAGAAGATAAAGACCTCAAAACGAAGATAGAAGGAGAGCTAAGAAAGCAAACCCTTGCTATTTCTCAAGCACAAGCTAAAGCAAATGTAGAACAAGCAAAACATCCATCACTTTTTGTAAGTGGTGCTAGACCTGCTATTATGTGGGTGTGTTGTTTGGGTATTGCATGGCAATATTTTATCGGTCCAATACTTACTTGGATCTTTGCTATTTGGATGCCAGAAATGAAACCACCACAAATAGAATTAGAAGGATTACTAGGACTTACTATGTCCTTGCTCGGTCTTGGAGCAATGAGGTCATATGAGAAGACAAAAGGTGTTGCTAGAGATAATATGAAATGACTTATGAAGAATTAAAAGACAGAATTAAATTACATGAAGGTTTTAGAAACTATGTGTATTTGGATTCATTAGGTAAAAGAACTGTTGGTTATGGTCATTTATGTAGAGATGATGAGGAATGGGATATAAAAAAAACATATAGTCAAGAAGAATTAGATTTGTGTTTTGAAAATGATTTTAGTCATGCAGTAAACAATGCTTCTGATTTAATTGGAAATTTAAAATTAAAACCAGAAGCTAAAGAAGTTATTATAGAAATGGTATTTCAATTAGGTAAAACAGGAGTAAGTAAGTTTAAAAAAATGTGGACAGCATTTGGTAACTACGATTACAACGAAGCAGCTAATCAAATGTTAGATTCTAAATGGGCAAAACAAACTCCTGAAAGAGCTAAAGATTTGTCTGATGTTATTAAAAATTTATCCTAATATATAATTAATTTCTAATACTAATAAAATAAATCCGATAACAATTGCTGTTATTATAATCATTATTTTTTTTGCTTCTTTTTTTTCTTTTATTTGTTGTTGTATGCGTTTTTTTTGCAATGCTCTTTGATGAGCTATTTCTTTTTGTAAATCCTCCCATTGTTGCAATCCATTGTGAGCATACAATAAAAAAACTTCTCTTAATTCTTCTTTCATTTGTTTTAATTCTTGTTTGCGTAAATGAGCAGCAATAGCATTTTGCTCTACACTAGAAAATTTACCAAACAATTTACCTGTTAATGTTCTGCCTTTTTGACTTGCAGCTACATCCATATGTGATTCTGCATTTGCCCATTTCATTATTGGACTAGCAAGATCGTGCAATCCTTTACCTACTTTTATACCTTGTTGAATTAATCCTGTTGCCGATTTAATTGCAGCAAATGCTGTTAAAGGATCAATCATGACTTTTTGTTTCTGTTAGCAAAATTTCTTGCTGCAGCTACACTCCCAAAACCCCATTTTTTTAATGCTAATGCTTTACGAGTTGGTCTACCTTTTTCATCTTTCATTGGACCTTTCATTCCTGCAAATCGTGCTGCAAAACTAACTCGTCTTGGATTA